TGCGTAAACCGTAATCTTCTTCAACGTCCCATTCCCTGTATTGCTCGACTTCCGCACGGCAGTCGTCTCATTCACTTCTTTTGCCCACAGGCAAATATAGTAATCCCCGGCTGCAAGTGTCGGCTTTGTTCCAGTGTACGTCCACACAATTTCCCGATAGTCGTTTTCCCCGACATTGGACACATACACAACCTCGTCTGTCTGTGTACCGGAAACCAATGCGGGAGTTGCTACGTCCGTGTACACTGCCGCCTTCATCGTGTGCGTATTCGGAGGCGTGCCCGGAGTGACCGCATCATCGAAGAACATGCATCCCGAAACTCTTTCGATTATCCCCGCCACGGGCATTGTGAATTTATATCCAGTCACGATGTTCTGGATACTGTCAACAGCAGAATAGTTGCATTCGATTGGGCCAAGTATCTCTGGCGGTTCAGGAACAGAAGTGACCGCCTTAAATGAATGCCCGTCTTCGTGCACTGACGCCTCAAAGATAATAAAGTCAACCCCGCCCCACGTCTGCCCGTAAAGCATTAGGACTTGATCCATCGACTGCGCCTCAAATTGAATCTTGTCACCAAGCTCAAGATCGGCGTATCGACATCCGACCGTCTTGAACTCCACGATGTGATGAGGGCGCGACCGGAAGAAATTCGCGGTTATCAGCCGATTCTTGATCGCCGTCAGCCATGTGGAATTCGCAATCGTCTGTATGAATATCTCTTCCTCGAACGTGCCGTACTCTGTAGTCGAGGTCGTATCTGTAACCGTCTCGCTCTTGAAGAATTGGTTGTCATGCGGGAGTCGCCGATATTTGAACGTGATCTTGTTTGTCGGATCGAACGGTATAAAGGAAATGTTCGGAAGATTCCATAACTCCGAACGGCGAATTGTGGCAGCCAAGGTGGAGCGTCCCACCGCCTCAACCAATGCAAACTTGGGCGTGTTTCCGCGCCGACGGTAGAGAACAAGGGAGTTCTCGTAACAGATACGGTCGATCAAGTCCTTCGAATGAATTGACGATCCCGGCTTGAGATTGATAACATTGGCCCTTGCCGTGCCTGAATTGTAGACAACATCGAAGGTGTCCGTTGCAAGGTCGTCGCCCGTATCAAACCCCAACTCATCTACAAGTATCGACTCAATGACCCCAGCGGGATTTGTGATTTGATCCCCGTTGGCCCATGGCTCTGCGGCATGATCGGCAGCGTTGGCGTGCTCGCGGCCAGTAACAGATGCCCCAAAGACATTCGATGCGATGTCGTATACGTTTTCAAATCGATACGCCCCCCCAATTCGCCGGGCCTTGGTTCCTGGTGGGCCTTGCTCTATACGAATCATCCTCTTCCCGATAATGTTGGCCTTGTCTCGCGGAGTCTGGCAGGAAAACACTAATCGGCATTCGTGTATGTATGCCACCACCGTCGAATCAGCTGTCCATCCCGTTCCGTTAAACCGAATGCGAATCTTGAGTGGTTTCTGGTCCGGCGACGTACCGGATTCTTTACTCCGGCCAGTCGCTAAATGCCACCGCATACTGTCTGGGAATCCGTACACATCTTCAACGAAACTGGTACTCCTGTAATGGATCATGTTGGCAGTTGCCGTGTCAATCGTGGCAGACAGCGCAAGCCATATCACCCCCGACCAGTAATCAATCGTTGCAGAAGAGATTGTAATTCCACCGGGCTTGCTGGTGTACATATCAAAACCATACAGAGCCGTCGCCGGTCCTGGCAATGCCGCAACGGGGTTCGAAGCATCATTCGCCGCGGCTGCCTCGGCTGGAGTTAAATCGCCTGCCGAATACGTATCCGGTCCACCGCTGATATTCCACTCGTAAATGATCTCCGCCTGCGTCGTGGCATTTGCTATGACACTGACCTTTGTATCAGTGTCGTAATCGTAAGACGCCTGCACTCCAACATTGTTGGCCCCGTCTGTTGCAGCCGAAGTCGGCGTTGCACTGGTCGGATAAATGTAAACATCCCAGCCCGCCGCGTCCGGGTCGATCAATGCGGTCGCTCGTCCACTGTCATTAGTGTTGAACGTGACTCCCACATAGGAACGTGCCCACGATTTCATCGGCTCAACGTATATCCACATGGCCTTCGAGTTACTGCTCCCGTAACTCGTTCCATTTACGGCGGCAGATGGCCGTGGCTCATCATAGAAAGAATCAGTAACGTGATCGGCTGCCACAAACTTCCACGAATCGACACGCATGCAAGTGGCAAAGCCAGTTCCCCTGAGAGATACCTGCTCGTTATGTGGCCCGTACACAAGGGGGAGCGTTGCCCCTATGTTCTCGACTGGGAGGTTCCTGAATGTCGCAACATCGGCCCGTCTCTGCGGCAGCATCTTATGTTTCGTATCCCAAATCTCATCGCACTGCAATACCAGCTTGTCGTCGCCGTCCATCCCGATCTGCACAATGGTTCCATCGAACACGGTCATTCCATCCGCAGTTCCTTGCGAGTACGCACCCGGATACCAAATGACCTGAATGCTCTGTCCCCAAAGCCCCGTCACATCCCCGGCAACCAGCACATCCGAAACCCTGATCCGATGATACGAGTCGGCCTTGACACGACTCCAGAGATTCGACAAAGTAAAACTGACTCGCGCTGGCTGGTATTCCAACGAGTTGTAGTCGTAACCGTGCGTGATCGGGGAAATGTCATATAGCAATCCCTCGATGAACGCGCCATGCGGCGAACTCACGAGCGGGTCTTCCTGCATGACCTTCTTTGCAAACCGAAACGCCGTGCCCGCATTGTTGGTAATTTTAACCACAAGGGCCGCCGTCGCTACGTTCTGAAACTTCACGGCCTCAAGGATTGTCGGAAGGGTCAGCGTCAATAGACCTCCCCGGCGTTGACGTGTGGCACTTCTTCCATTGGAACCGCGATGTTGTAAAGCTCATGCGCCGGCTCTTCGCACGCGGGAGCATCGGTAGCGAATCGCATGAGGAAGTGGTCACTCATCGCTGTATCGTCATCGGTCACTAACACAAATGGAATGAATCGGCCTCTGCAAGAATCGTGAACGTTCACCAGCATTTCGTAGTTTGTCTTGTCCACCAGCGACCAAGCCGTCGGCCATTCTTGGGCGCCACTGCTACGCATGTTCTGCACAACCTTACGACCGTCAGCCATTTCATCTACGCGATTGAAATGACGCACGCCATGCCGAACCGACGTGCCGTGTGGACGAGGGAAGTCCCAAGAGCGCGTGACCTCATGGTACGTGCCGAGCATTACCATAGCCACATCAGGCGCAGTATTCACACTCTGAAAATCAAATCGCCAGTAGCGTTCAGTCTGCGACGCGAACGTAACCAAGATCAAGTGCTGAGACGCCGACACTCCCGCCGTTGCGAATGTCAACGTACCCCGCTCTGTCGGCGTTGTGAATCCTGAGTTGTCATCCGAATCAACATCAAGACGTGCCGATCCACCAAATCCCGCAGATGGATAATTCCGCAACCACACAGCCGCCCATGTGACCCCTGCGGACAATGCGCCTGTCGCTGCCGTCGCATCCCCGTCTATATCCAACTGACAGGCAGAGGCGGTTAGAATCCCCGTCTCGTAGGTATCGGGGCAAAAGTCGAGAGCGGCCCCCCCCTTGCTGGCAAAGTCACCAGTAGCGGAAATGGCCTGCGCCTTGAGCAGCTTGTTCACGTAGAATCGGGCGTTGAATGCCATTACCGCCCCGCTATCGTGGTTGTCTGGTAACGAATTGCCCGCTCGATAACAGGAATAACTTTTTTCTGAACATGGTCCTCTTCACCAAGAATCGGCCCATTGATATTGACGACCACGGGCGCACCAGCCGAAGTCGGCCCCGCGAATCTCTTGGCCCCAGCCGATGCCAGATCAATGCCAGTACCAGAACCAGCCTTCGCCAGTCCAGGGAGAATCCCAACGTCGCTCGCCCCGGCACCGCTTAACACTCCGCCTGCTCCGGGGAATATGACGTTGAGTAATTGAAACCCAAGCCGCAGCGCCGTCTGTTTGAGTATCTCATTGATGAAGTATTTCACCCAATTCATCGCCATACTTTTGAACACATCCGCCAGCGAATCCCGTAGCCCAAAGAACATATCCGTGATCCCGGTGGCAAGCTGATCTGTTGAGGACAGGACGACGCCGGAGAATTCTTGCCACTGCGCCTGCGCATCGGCAAGTGCTCGCGCCTCTTCCTCTGGAATAGCAATGATGCGATCCAGCGCCCGGTCCGCCTCTTCGCGCGCTTTGTCAACGTCCTCTTTCGGCGCACCGAAAAATCCGGGACCACGAAGAGATGCATCAGACCCCATACCACGAAAGTTTGCTTGATTCAGAGAGCGCATGAGTTGCTCGCGCTGCGATAGTACGCGCATGAGCTTTTCTGTCTCCGCCGCCAATTTAGAGGTCGCGTCTGCTGCCTTCACGTCTTCTGTCGTTAGCTTGCCCTGCTCTTCGCGGTTCATCGCAAGCCGAGCAGTCAACTCTTCAAGTTTGCTTTTGAGATTGTCCGCTTTTATGCGTTGCTCAGTCCACACCCGCGTCTGTTCCCCGGTAATTCCTCCAAGACGATCATACTCACTGGATATTGTTTTTGTCGTGTCAATCCCGGCAATCTGAACCTGTAGCGATTGCTCCTCAGTCCTCAATAGGGCAAGGCGCTGGTTCTTTAGGAATTCGGCAGACGCACCAGCCGCCCCAGCCGATTCAGCGAGCTTTGCCAATTGCTCGTTAGTGACACTAAGGGTTTTGGCATACTCCTCCATCCCGTCATTGCTTTCAAATATCGCCTGAGTGAGCAGGCCGATGCCGAACGAAAGCCCCGCCACTATAGGACTGCCGAAAGCAAATGCTCCCATGACATTGTTCAGAATCGGCGGTAGTCCAGCAAGCCGAGTGCCTAACGCCGCCGATCTTAGGTCGGCGCGAGTAAAAGAAGCGGCCATGCCTGTTGTGGATTTTGTTACCGCGTCAAACTTATGTACCGTTCCATCCGCAAGAAATAGGACGTTCTTCTGGATGCGATTAAGGACAACGCTCGCCTCATCCCGCGCCCTTACTACAAGATCAAATCTTTCCTGAACGGCCACGCTCTTCTGCCTCTCGCTCTTTCTTAATCACCAACAACTCGGAATCGAAAACGCGAGCCGCCTGTGCATACACGGCGGGTTGTCCGTAGTATCCCCCCGGCCACGGCCACGGGGCTCCATCCCTGATCGCATTGAACAACATCCACGCTTCCCAAGCGAAAGCATCCATCAGCCCGACCGGACACACTCCCATACGCAGACATATCCCGATGTCCTCGCTGTGCTTTTCTTTCGCTCGGAAATGAGACAGACACTTTTCCAGATCGGCACGAGATTCGATACGAAACCGATCCGGGTAACCCGGTACACCGCACTCGAACTTGTGTCTTATCGCTATGCATTTTTCGTGGTCCTCTCGCGTGCAGTCCCACCGCGCTAAGTCACCAGCCCGACTTAGGAGTGCGGCGAAGCGGGGGACTCTTCGGAGTTTTTTATTGTGCCAGCGTCCAGTTCGGTAAGATTCTGAATCGCCTCATAAATCGGTGCGACCAATTCAACGGGCAGGCAGTCCAAGAAATATCGAATGTCCTCCGGTGCGGCAATCGTTCGCGGCAACGCATCCCCCGGCATCGTCACGTTATCAATCGACTTCACGCATTGCAGAAACACCGCCATCTTAAAACCGTTCACATCCGGTGCCTTGAGATCGGGGCTGGCAATGTACGTATTGCGTAACTCACGTGCCTTGCCTTCGGTCAGGCAGATGATGTTGAACACAGTCGGGGCTATACCGGCCCGCTCCAGCGGATGCACCCAACGAATCGGCTTAGTCGGATCAATCAAACGTATTGGCATATCTCTCCTTTGTGTTTATCTTAAATTGGGATACGAAAGGACTGGCGATCACCGGGCCAGAGAAACGCTGGCAATGTATAACGCCGGGTCGGGGTGCAAATCCCTAACAGTCCGCAGAGGCGTCGCTGCCGTATCCCATTCATTTTACCACGCCCTATCAATCAAGTCGGCCAGTACCACAGTCAACGGCGCATTGGTGCCGTCGTATGTGGCTTTGAAATTCAATTCCAACGCCTTCACCGGATCGTAGTTGTCCGGTGAGGCAATCTGCGTCCCATAAATCGTCCAATTCAGATACCCGTCTGCGTTGTCAGTGCCCCATGTCAGAATTATCGGGGTCGGCGTTGACGCCGTGGTGTGCCCATACTGCAAGGCGTAGGAAATAGAATCCCAATGCGCCTTCAGGGTGACATTGACCTCATACTTTGGTATCGCGTAAGTAAGGAAGTCACCAGCAGTGACCAAGTTGACACCTACGGGAACGGCGTTGTTCTTAATGTTTATCGTGATCGACAACGGAACAACCGCGCTCCCGCCTACCGTGCAAGTCTTCAAGTCGTGGAAGTGGTAGAAGGTCTGCGCATACTTTGCCAGTACGCCAGTGTTCGGATTGCTGGTCGGTAACGGAGCGCCGCGCCCGATGATGTTTGCCACCATCTGCATACGACCCTGACCATTATCAGGATCGCACGTCAGGGTTAGCTCGGAACAGATCATATCACGAATCTTCTGAGACTGTGACGATCCCTGCTTGATAATCAGAGTCCCGAACCAACCGCCATCGGCTGTAAAGTCTGGCTGCGTGTTCCCGAACGTGTAGGTCTTCTCAAACGGAGTACCAGCGGCCTCTGACACGTTTTGAATAACAGCATAGAGAAACGATGCGAGAGTCGCCTTCTTCGCATCCCCAGTTACGGCAAACTTCGGGACAACGCCTTTTTGGTCTTGCTGGAAATTCGACGCCAGAGTAACCCGCTGCCCGACGTGTGACCGATTGGGTTCGCGCACCCGCGTATCCCAGTCGAGCGGCACAATCTCGGCGTCAAGTATCTCTCCCCACTCAGGAGTAGTACCGTTGAAATCGGCAGTGTCTGCGAGAACTGTCCCGAACGTCGCCTGTTCGCCCCACAGTAAGGTTACGTCTTCCTTTGTCACGACAGCTATTGCCATTACTCAGCGCCCCCTTCTTGAACTACGCAGACGCCAAGCGCGATGAGCTTCGCACCAAGCGATTCGTCAACGTCTTCCGCTCCACCACCTTGCAAGCTGCGGTAGGTGTCTTTCGTAATCAGGCCACCAAGAGTCGAGAGTCGCGGCCAGCCGTCTTGCCTGATTCCCTTGATCGTCATATCGCCGCCTGTTGTGTGTATGCCTCAAATCCGTAGATGAGCAGTATCACCCGACCGCCAACGGTGCGAGTGTCCGAGAACGTGATATTTGGCTCAACGCGAATGATTTCTCTGCCACCCTCCGTCTTCACCCTGAGATTACTTCCAAGAGTCGTGAGCCGTTCCAAGAACCAATTTGCTACAGAATTCGCCAGTTGCAGAAACGTCACTTCATCGTACGGCTGGTTGTCGTTACCAGTCATAATTCGCATCTCGATTGAGTACAAGAATTCAATGCGACCTACCGAGCTTCCCTCTGTTACAAATCCCACTATTTCCGAAACGCTGTATGAGATTGCATTGAAGTCGATTGCCGGATTCTCCCAGTGCGTGTCATACACTGCATCAAATCGCGGCACGATGCTGTTGGTAACCATGTTCGCCGCGAGCGCATCAAGGTTTGCCGATACGCGGGTACGGATAATTTCAAATGCCGTGTTCTGTCCATAGATCGTTGCCATTACGGAGCGCTCGCCGAATACCAGTAAACAATCTCAACCGGGATACTCACCACCGCCGACTTATCCCCAGTAACAATCACATTCTCACTGACTACTTTTGCAAATCTCCCGTTCGCCCCAAGCGACACCGGGGAATCGCACAGCTTGGCAACGTCAGCAATGATCTTACCCGCTGGCGTCTGCGGACCTGACTGTCTTGGACCAGACACGTAGGCACGTACCGTTGGCGTCATCGTGCACAGACGCTTGGTCCCTGTAAACGCGCTAATTGGAACCGACGACTCAGGATCATCCAAGGTTAGAAATGCCTTGTCCATACTCGTTGTCACATCGTCTGGATGAACGGCATTGCGCTCCACCGCCGTCTCTCCAAGTGCAACATCGACGTTAGATTCATAGCCCGCTGCAACACTGATCCCCGCTAACCCCACGGCAAAGTTGTTGAGTATCGTTTCCCTGACGCTCATTTTGCAGGCCCCATAAACGCATTCAATACGTCCTCAGTCATCTTACCACCAACTTTCTTGAGTGCGGGGTTGACGTATGGACGTTGCGGAATCCTAATTGTCCAAGACGAGCGAGTAGCACCTTGACTCAATGATCCAGTAGACTGACGTACCCTCCGAGACCGTGGCGTCGGACGAACAAACTTAAACCCACGCAGAAAGCTACGCGCATGATGGATGATCGTTCCACCGAACTCATGGATTGCAGCATAGACGGTTGAAGTCGATACGTGCCCCTCCACCGCATCACCAACAAGTGTAGCCGGTCGAGCAATCCACGATGAGCGCAAATCGCCACTCTGAACCCGAAGATGCTGTCCCGGATTCTTACCCTTGCGAGACACTCCCCCACCCTTAGACAGATTGATCTTAATCTCATTGCTCAGGCGATTCGTCGCTCGATCAATCCCAACCGCCAGACGCTTCTTGACGTTCTCACCGAGACGCGCAATCTTCTTTGGCAACCCGTGAGGTAGATTGACTTCAATGCGTATCATCCAAAGCTCACAATTCGCCACGGATTGAGTAGAGTTTCAATACCAATCGGAATCTCGGACAAGGCGTAACTAATCGAATTCTGAGTATCCGACTTCGTAGTCACACCCACACGATCATGCTTAGTTGACAACCACTCAGAAACGCACCACTTGACCGTTGCCCTTTTGATCTGATTCGGTATATCATCCGGCTCCCAGCCATGCCGATACACCAAGTCGATGTTCTGTGATCCACTCGTGAACACACGATCCAAAAGACGAACCTCCCCAGTCTTCGGATAGAAGACGCGCTGTGTTGCCGCCGTGACTGTAATATCGTCAATCACCACCGTCGTAACTGAGATCAAGTACGGCTTTAGCAGCAGCATGTCTGTCCCGTCACCGTCAACCGATTCCGTGACGTTACGGGCAACAACGGGACGGCCAAGATAGTCCTCAACCGCCCCGCTGATCGCCTCAACCAAGACAATAAGCTGGTCGTTTGCCGATTCGTCTGTAATTTCTAATGCCGACTTCACATCTTCGACATCGACAATCGGCAGAGACGCAACGTGTGTCATTTATTCTTACCCGGTCCCGGCTGCATCTTGTTAGCGGCGGGAACGGCTTCGGCCTTTTCTCCCACCGCCTCGAAGTTGTTCGGAAAGTCAGAGCATACTTGCGCCGCTTTCTCGGCAGAGCATTCGTAGACACCCGCTGTCTCGCAATGCAGATACGGGTCATCAGAGTGGTATCCGGCCATGACTTCCGTTGGTTTGAACTTCACCTTCATCGTAGACCTCCGATTACCAGTTCGACTTCTGCCAGACGATCAGAATGTCACTGGACGCCGTTGTTGCCGTACCGCATCGGATCGTGTCATTGTCCTGAATGTAGGTCGAATCAGTCTGATTCACGATTGCCATAGCGTTATTAGCGGTAGAGTCAAACTCCAAACACAAGAGAATGTGATCGGCTGTCTTGATTCCGGGAACATAGAATGACACATTCGCCGAAACCGCTCCCCATGTTCCCGAAAAAGACTGCGGGCGTAGGTCTGGATATGAACTGCGAAACCACCCTGCGTTCTTTCCCGACGGGGTTGACTCGACAATCTGAACGGTAAGCACCGCCACAATAATCGTGAGTATCGCAACCCCGGTAGCAAACTTGAGTTTCTGCATTCCTCTTTCCTCCATGATACGGGGCCACCGTGATAGGTAGCCCCGGTTAGTCATTCCGTTTACGGATACGTCACGTTGAAACGCTCCCAAGCGATATCGTGATCGGTTGCACGCATCGGCTGGAAGTCCTCACGCATCGTTCCAACAATCTCGAACTGATCCGTGCTGATCTTATCGTCTACCTTCACCGTCACTTGGCGACGCGTCCCGATCTTCCACTCCTCACGCGCCACGGTCAGGACTACGGTGTTGTCCGTAGTCACCGCATCATGAAGTCCAGAAGCGTTCAGGTTCACCGGAACAAACTCGGACTGGAACAACGCGATGCCGCCAATAGCCACAAGAGCGCCATTGAGAATCGTCGCCAACGGCCCAAACTTGTCATAGGTCTGAACTTCGGCCAGTGCAACAGTGGTTAGGTACGTGACCGGATCGGTCAGGTGGAACACGCGCCGTGGATCAACGGCGTACTTACCCATCGACTTACGCGACGCCATGTATCCGGCTGTCGTGATTGCCGCGTTGTGATCGGTCGTGTTCGTTTGATCGTGGCACCACGCCCGTATACCAAGCCATGCCTTGCGCCGGTCATCGGCTGCCGTGACGTTTGAATCTTGATGCGTTCCCGCCGTGTCGCCATTGACAATCGCATCTTCCTCACCACGGGCCAGAGTGTTGGCAATTTCCTTCTGCAAGAAAGACATGGCCTCAATAGCCGCATCCTCGATCCATTCCGTCGATGTGAAGAATCGAGCCGCCAGCTTCTTGGCCGTAAACGTGGTCTTGCGCGTTCCCGGTGTTGATGCAGAGATCGCCGTTGCAGAATCGGAAGTAGATTCTCCCGGCAAATACGACGTGCCAGTCCCGCTTTGCACGGGCCAGTCATACACCTTGCTCGGCATCGGGAATGTGGTAAACTGACGGGCCACCTGACGCTCCAACTCGAAGATTTCGAGGAAGCTGGCGGTCATCATCGTAGGTACCCATTCCGTACCCTCTGCCGTTGTTGCGGTGTCCATTGCCCGACGAAATTCATTGAGCGCCGGAAGATAGGACTCCTTCCAGAACTTCAACGACTTCGGCCCGGCATACCCGCTGCCTGACGCAGACGCGAGCACGTCGAGAATGTAAAGCGTATCCGATGCCTCATGGAAATTCCGCATGGCCTGAGCACGGAATCCATTAAGGTCAACAAACACGTCATTCGGTCTGTGGATCAATGCCCGAACATGCTCCGGCGACATACGCTGCTCTCCGGAGATTTCTACCTCCATGCGGGAGAGCTTCTTCGTCCGCATGTCGTAAAATCCCTTTGCCGCCTCCGTGCTCAACCCTGACGCATTCTCCCGTTGATACTTTGAGATTAGCGGTGACAACGGGACCAACGCCTTTTCGATCATCTCCTTGACTTCGGATTCGGTTTTGCCGTGAGCCGAATCCTTCAGTGACTTCAACTCGGCCTGAATGCTGCCGAGCTTTACTTCGACTTGCGTGACGGCATCTCCGATTGCCGTCTTTGTGTTTGCGCTGGCAGCAGCCACCGCCGATGGGAGGAGGTTCTTGGTTTTTTCCTCGATGACCCCCTCAACAGCTTTGACTTGCTCTGGTGTGAGTTCGCTCATCCCAGAACCTCCTGTTTTGGTAGTGATTGGTTGACTTACTTCCTTCTTGAATCGTGATAAGTCCATACTTTTCGATGTTGCAATACTGAACAACGCCTCACGGTTGGCCGGTACGTTGACAATGGAGACTTCCAGTAATTGCACTTCTTTCCAAATGGCGGGCTTCGCCGGATCATCCATCGGCTTTTCTAAAGTGACGCCAGAGAAACCAACCGAGAACGCCTTGAGTATTCCCTCTTGAATCAACTGCCAGATGTCCGGCGCCGTCTTGCTGATAAGAGCGCGGACCCATAGGCCCCTCATATCAATCGCCGCATCGAGGATTTTCCCTATCGGCTTGTCGAACCATGCGTGGTTCACAAGACTGACAGGAAACTCCATGAATCGCGGCAACCATTTCCGAAACGCCTCCGGCTCAATGATCTCGTTGTAGGAATCGACTGCATCAGTCGATGCATATCCCTCGATGATCCAATCACCATCGGCGTTCGTCGATAACGTGAAGTCGGGTCCGTGTGTGTATCTTGTCTGCATTACTTCGTTTTCCCTTCCGCAAAAAGGCCCGTCTCACCCTGTCCCACTTGGGAAGGACAGAGGATTCGGGCCCAAGATTTCGCGGTGCACTTAACCGGGAGCAAGCCGGTGCGCTGTAATAATTTGTTAGATCATAGTTTCAAATCGTACTTCCGGGTCACGCATTGCCCGGTCGATAAAATTCATATCTCCGGTGACGATTCGCACCCCCCGCCTGAGAAATACAATCACTCCATCCATCATTGCGTGACGTGCCCGTGGGTCATATACCACGCCACTGACATCAGCGACGCCTGGATGAATACATTGACTCGTGATTATCATCAGCGCTCCTCCGAATTCCAACACCACCGAAAATTACTTTCGCCCCCATGCGTTCGCCCTGATCGTAAGGCGCGTTCCCGTACTGTCCGTCTTTGTCCCATGATGCGCGATAAAACGCACCTTGCGCCACTTCTGCCAAGCAACATCCTTGAACGCCGCGAGAGAATCAGTGACGACGAGAGAGTCTATTGGGCTCCAGAATAGTTCATCATTCGATACCTGAACAACCACAGACACAGCACCCGAATCACCGTCAGCACCACATGGCGCACATCCCGGCACTGACTTGACTTGGAATGTAAGATCATCCCAATACACGGCCTCGTAGATTACGGACGTATCATAATCGACCCTTTTTGCCGTTGCTGAATCGCCGAGAATCCAGTTGGTCGTCCCGGAAGAATCATCGACAACCCGAATATCATCCTCATGAATCCCGGCAAACGCAGACGAGGGAAGTACGAGTAGAGCAAGAATGATGAGCTTTGCTTTCATAGTCACTCCAATACCGCCAAGACGGTACACCGACAGTTTATGACCTCTTCCGGCGGTCCGTCGCCGCCAGGATACTGCATTCCGTTTGAAAACAAATTACTTATTTCAACCACTTCTCCGTCCAGCACTTGATGCGAGTCACGCACATCGGCATCGCGAGACGACAACCACTCTTTCTTTTCGACTCCCGACTGAGCAAAGCCCTCCATCGTCGCGCCGTTGTTCGCCCCGATCACTTCCGTTCGGGCAATCGTCATCGAACGCGATGGAGTCATATCCTCAAACATATCCCGAATCTGCCGAGCCGTCTCGCTGATCGTAAGATTCGAATTGCTCGCATCAACGAGAATTGCAGTAATCATATCCTTCGTCGTGTTGTTGACGCGGGTAATCTTGAGAATCTTCCCGGCAATCAGATTAGCCACGCGAGGATCGGTCACGTTCCACACAGACGGATCGCCAATCAGCTTCGCAGCATTAGCCCCCGCTTGATTCACGATGCTACGAATGAGCGGCGTAACCCTTGCCCGCAATTCCTCATTCTCTTGGGCGAGATCAAAGAGGGCGAACAACTCATTCGGCTCTATGGCCTTTACGGATTCAGGGACGCCGGCGCCAGACATGGCATGAGCGAACAACTGATTGATCGCCTGCTCAATTCTCTCTGCTTGCTGATTGAAATAGGATCGCATCGCACCAGCAAACTTCGACTCCTGCTTTGTCAACCCATCAGCAAAGGCCCGCCACTTGTCCTCACGCGACATCTTGCGATAGACGCCCTTCGTGATAGTCGGTCGATCAGTCGAGAGAGTACCACCAGCGAACAGACCAGCAAACGGGTCTTCAGGGAAATCGTCGCCACCTTCAATCGGCTCCATCTGCAAATCAAGACGTACCTCGTTTCTGGTCAACACCTTCTCACGCAAATAAATCTGGTGTATGCGGGCCTTGCGCTCCTGGTCCTCTTGAAGTACGTCAATGCCGGAGTAATCAAACTCAACATACAACCCAGAATCCTTGCCGAACCACACGTCGATGAATTGGTTATTGATCGCGTCTTGCAACAACGCACCCATCGGCTTGATCGTGTACTGGTAGAACGCCAAAAGCTGTTGCGTCGAATTGGCGAAGTTGGCCCGATCCAGATCGCCGACAATAAACGGCGGCACGCCAAACACCGCTAATATCTCAGTCATGGCCAGCTTGTCGAGGGCGATAAACTCGCCATCTTTCGCCGTCGATGCCGTATCCTGAAACGTCGTCGCCGCATCAAGATGCGCTATGCCGCGAGCACGTTTGCCATCCGATCCATACGCCTTATACCATGCCTTGAGGTTGCGCTCCTTGCTTGCATCGTCAAGAAAGCCGGTAGCTGTCAGCGTCCCACTCGGAGTTGCACCGTTCTTGAAGAAATTAGAGTTGTGACGCATGAGGTAGTATTCCATCAGGATCGGATTCTGAGCAATCTTGATCGGCGACAATCCCCTCGTGTCATCGAACGGATTGTAATTCATCGGATGCACGACAAACTCAGGCGCATACGTCGTCCGCTGCCCCATTTGCGAATAGACGTAACCAGAAATAATCCCAACCTGGGAAACTTTCACTTCCTCAATGAATCGTGACTTCAGCAACTGCAACCGTTCAGGCACGCCACCAAACTTCTCCCCAGACGATCCGTTCTCGACAAAGATCAACGCTTCGCCGTTCAGCGCAAGCGAAGCCGAGGCCCGGCGAATAAAGTCAACGCCACTCATACGAGGCGACGGCGACCAAAGCAGATCGGCAACGACATGCTCACCGACAAACACTTCCTCCCGCTCAACATCTGCGCCCTTCCCAGTTTCCCGATACACACGCAACGGAACATCACTCATCGTGGACGAAATGACGGACACGCAACGGTTGACCCATGTGTTGGCGGCGTAGGCCAACTCAAGCGTTTCGTAATCCTGCGGAACCTCACTTGTAGTGACGCTGCTATAACCGACGCCGCCTGGACCGGGGAGAAACGTCTTAATCCGGTCAGCCAGATAGCGGGCGATCTTGTCGGGGAGTAACTTCACAGACTCACCACTCCACTCCCGTGTCTTGTCCTAATCGACTTCGCCAGCCATGCATAGTTAAACGAATGCCGGTAGTGATCCGGCTGCGACCCCTCTTCCCAACGGAACACCTGCCGCTTCTCGTCGAAGATACGCGTAGGAGCCGTCATCTGCGGAAAGAAGTCGGTCACGGACGCGGCGTCAATCGGCAATGCCACACGGCACTGCATGATCGCCGCATGTGAATCGTCAAGCGTCTGCGTGCGGTGCGCCTTGACTACGGCCTGAGAATAATCCACGGCGAAGTCCTTCACCTGCTCCGACACGACGAACTGGCATAGCAACACACGGCCCCTATGCCGATCCGAGAACTGCCTTGCTTCTCTCGTCTCTGGCAGCATATCACACACGGCAAACTGCACACCATATGCCTTCATCGCGTTGTCTACCTCTTCGAACTGCCGGCACGTGAAAATCGCAATGAGGCGATTGTCTTGATCCAAGACGGTACAGTGCAGTAACGCCCCAACGTCGATTCCCATGTAACACCCCACGCCCACGGACTGACGGGGGAAGTCTCCTGTTGCCTTACGAAGATGGGCCTCGGTGAGTTTGCTGCCCTCGGCGACATACGGCAAGCCGAGAACGGAATTGTAGAATCGCTGGCGTTCGGTTTCATTCGCTAATCCTCTCTGAAAAGCCGCATACATTTCTGCCACAGTGACCGAGCCAGAGAATAGCTGGGAGACGTGATACCCGCGCAGCGCGTCACGATTCGCATACAGCGACACCCATTCACCATGGGAAAATCTATCCAGTCGATGTTCGCAGGTTCCGCACACAACCCCACCCTCTGCCACTCGTAACTCGTACCTACCCTCGTCCACTTCCCGTACAACGTTGGTAAACCAATCCAGAGTTTGCCATTCATTACAGTCCTCACATTTAATTTTCCAGACCCGTTGATCCGATTCAGCATAGAGAGCATCTATCCCAAACCCACTAATCGATGGATTCCCAACGCGCAGTTTCGTCCGATGCTCAGACCACGCCATGCGGTCGTCGATCATCGGCAAGTTGTCTTTCTCGCACTGATCCAACTCATCAACAATGACGTGATCGGCAGAGAAAGACTTGAAGCTCACGATACTATTTGACGGCACCAGCGCGATTGATCCGCGACCGAATTGCTTGAGCGATACAGCGTCCGTCCCTACTTGCTGCCGTCGTCCCTTACGAGCCGACAGCGAGAGTGACGTGTAGTACGGAGTATTGCCGACGATTCGATCAATCCTATCATTCACGAGCTGATTACGTAATGTCTCAGTCGGAAATACCCAGAACACTGCCCGTCCTTGATCACACTTCGCCACCGCCCAGCACCACTCGTATTCCGTGATGCCGGATTGCGTGGATTTGCGAATGCGGATGTCGGGATGATCGTCTTGGTAGATCGCTACGAGATAGCTATGCCGCGAAAAATCAAGCGGGAGATTCTTGTGCGTCCGATGCTGAGTCGATGCCAACCACCACTGACGGGTAGGATTGTCGCACTCAGCCCGACGAATCCGTAGAGCGGCCAGTAAGTCCTGTGATGATGGCGTCTTTTTCGTCGGCTGGCATTCGGTCAAACTGTTCAAGAAATTGCTCGGATGTGACGGGTGCATTGCGATTGACAACTTCGGACTTAGGCACAGTAACACCAAGGCCATCAAGTAGACGTAGGGAAATCGCGCCACGGTCTTTTGATTCGCCACTATCGACTGCGCCCTGAATTGCTCTGATACAGTTTTCTCCCAAGCCGCGCAGCGCCTCGCGCATTTCTTCGGCCCAATCACTCTGCCGAATACGCCGCACACGTGAGAAAACCGTTGCGAGAGAGAGACCTGTCTTGTTTGCAAGGTCGCGGTAGGTTGGTTTCTTCGGAGCACCAAGCAACGCAACAATATCCAAGTCGTGCTGATCAAGATCGTCAACGCCCTCGATGTTCGGAAGCTGTACCCCTTGCGCCACAATTCACCTACCCCCAATCCGGACGCGAAGGAAAGGGAAAGCGGGGAAGTGTCAAGGGATTATTTTTCAGCGAGGCGTTGTTTGACCAGATCGACAACCGAAAGGGTTGGGCGCGGGGTTGGCTTTTCTTCTTCGTTTTCAGAAGGGTCAAAAGCGCTCCCTGAAAGGGCGCTTTTGCCCTTCGTATGTAATATACTATTACTATACCGCCCTTTTGTGCCCTCGGTTTGCCCTAATTGCCCTTTTTCTTTCCATGGGAAATTCGGACGTTTCTCTTTGATACGTAAGACAGTTAGTGAGCCGTCTTCGTGAATTTTCCAACACCCCCTATTTACCATAATGTTACACAGTTTTTCCCATCTTGTTACCGACTTGTAACCAATAAGTGACCGAATTTTTACTAACCACGCTGGTTTCAAATGGTCGGTTCTTTCCTTGAAACAGGCAATCCAAACGAGCACTTCGGCGTATTGAGAAAGTGCTGGCATGGCCGAAAATTCTGGGTTCCCGAACACGTAGCCGGTATCAATTTGGCCGTAAATCCCATCACGGTCGGATTTTTGGAGTTGTTCGCGCTCCCTACGTTCTCTGGTCGGCATTGGTCATGTCCTTGTTTACGAATGTGAGGGATGCGGGAAGATAGAGGCAGGGGCACGTACCCTTCGGTCCGTTGCGATGCTTCTTGACGCGTAGCTTTGCTTCAAGCGCCGGCGGCATTTGATCCTCCTGAGTGTCTTCATCGGGCCATGCGACTTCGGGGAATATCACAATATCGGCCGCCTCTTCGATCTTGCCGGAGGCACGCATTCCTGATAGTTCAGCCCCTTGCGACTTGCTTCGCTTGTCGGATTCGCGGTTCATTTGCGAGAGTCCAATCACGCAGACGTGCAGTTCATTCGCAACGGCCTTGAGCGTGTTGACGATGGCCGACACTTCGCGGTATTCATTCTCGCTCTTGGCCGGTCCATCCATTTGTTGAATGTAGTCAACGGCAATAATCTTGACACCGTATCCACGCACCAGCTTCTGGGCACGGGCGGCAAACATGACATTGGACAATTGCGCCGATGCGTCAATCCAGATCGGGAGCGTGTGAATCTGCCCAAGTGCATCAGATACGCGAACAACTTCATCGTCGGTTAGACCACCGGAGATTGTGCGAATGAGACTGACGTGCGCCCTGGCGCATGCCATGCGGATCACGATAGGCACATCACCAGATTCGATAGAGAAGAACGCGCAGGGGACGCCCTGGCCGGCGGCGTGGAGGATGATGTCGCAGGCGAGTGAGGTCTTGCCCATCGAGGGACGGGCGGCGATAATTATGAGGTCTTGTTCACGTAGTGCACGGATTTTGCGGTCAAGGGTATGCAGCCCCGTGCCACAAATGCCAACCTTCTCGCCACGCTGCGCGGCGTCGATCACTGCCGATGCCTTCGATGTGAGGCCGGACAGTTTCGATATGCCCCGCATTCCCGCTTGGCTGTCGAGTGTGATTGCGGTCAGTTGTTGCTGGATGGATTCGACAAACTCCGTGAGGTCGCCGGGAGATGATTGGGCTTTGTCGCTGGCCGAGGCGCCGAGCCGAATCAGTTGGCGGAGAATCGCCTTCTCTAATATGAGGCGTCCGTGCGCCTCAGCATTGGCGGCAGTGAAGACCGAATCGGCAATGTCCACCAATGCGGCACGGCCACCGCATTTGTCCAGATCGCCGTTGCGCTCCAATTCGGCGGCTGTTGTGGCTATGTCTATCGGTTCGTCGCGGTCGCCAATCGCGCACATGGCGGAGTAGATCGTGCGGTGTGCCGGTCGGTAGAAATGTTCAGGGCGTAGGAATCCCCGCACGGATGCCCGGTCCGCCGCCGCCTCGTGGCGCATCATTGCGCCGAGGACGCAACACTCAACGTCCACGGAATTGGGCGGGATGCGCTCGGCTATGTCGTCGTCGGGGATGTCGAAATTGTCTGACCCTGCCACTTACGCCCCTAATAATATCCCCGCCCTCTCTGCCCGTAGGTGAGTGGCTTACTTGTGACGGCATGCCGAGTCACCCGCTAAAACAGCGGGCGGGGATTATCTGTTGTCAGTTTGTGGCCGTCACAGCCCCACCTTACCCGATCCCCGAACCGGGTGCAAGGGGTTTCTTTTGAAAGCAAAAAACAACTTGCGCCCATACCGCCATGCCGTATAATGTAGGGCAGAAAGGAGTCCGATGGCGAAAATCCAATTCGACAGCAAGCTGATAACGATAGGCGGGGGGACCGGCTCGGTCTACCTGAGAATACCTAACGCATTGGCGTTTAATATCTTAGGTGTCTCGCCGGGAACACCGGCATTGTTGACGGTAGACCCAGACAAACCTATGTCGCTGCAAGTTTCTTTGGGTAGGGCAAAGAAAAAGCAAAAAAAGACTTGACACGCTAAGGTCCATCTATTATCCTGCCGACAGATTAAAGGCGGGGCAATGATGCACCGCCGAACAAGGGGAGTCACATGCCGTGCAATGTTAGAAACTTCTGGATCGAAGGAACCGTTGACGGTCGAAAGTCGGCGATTGCCGTAGGTCCGCAACGCAAGGACGGTGGGTTCTCGCTTACAATCAAAATGCGGGACGCCGGTTCAGTCCTTGACGCCTTGCGTATTTCGGGCTGGTCTGATGGTACGACTGTCCACTTGTCCGTGGTTAACCCTCACAGGTCGACGGATCGCTTGGAGTACCTAACTACCCGGTAAGGTGAGGGGTCCCCGCCTCGTGCGGGGATTAAACCACAGCCCCGGTCCCAAGTCCGGGGCGCAACGCAGGAAGGGGAGTCACATGGCAACAATTCTGTTCAAGGACAAATACGGCAACGTCCATCAAACGCCAATGATGAGTTATGATGTGGCCTGTCGCCTCGCCCGTCGATTGCCGCGCTTTGATCCGGATAAGTTTGTCACCGTATGGGAAGGAAACGATTCTCGGTCATACATTCTCAACGTCTGTACTAACCGCGTCTACGCCGAACCGTGGAGGCGGCAATGACAAAGCTCACCCGCCCGGTTCGCCGCGTCACTGAGCTGGCCACTGTATATGATCCGTCACTTTTGGCGTCAGTCGGAGCGCACACGTCGCCAGAAGATCGCCGCGAAGAAGGCAAAGAAAGGAGTCAAATGACCACCACCGAAACCACCACCACCCCGCCGCAGTGGGCGATGGATGCAGAAGTCGAATGGTGCAACGGCTGTCGCGGATCGCTGTCCGAGTGCATCGCCCGCCACGCGCCGACATCGGCGAATTTGTATTCTGACACAATAGGCAATCTCCGGAATCAATTACGCCGAACCGAGAACAACCGCGATGAATCGGTGAACGCATTAACGATCAAGTACAAAAACTCACTTGTACTTATCGATGGCTACGTTACCGAAAAGAACGAAACTGCCGACAGGGTAGCCACCACAATCGCCACCCAATCCGCCGAAATCGCGCGGTATCGGGCGGCGCTGGAAGCGTTACTCAACGTGTCACAACCGCTGGATCTGAAACTCATGGCCGAGAACGCCCTTACCCCGCCGCCGGTCGGGTCTTAACCGGGGCCTGTGACTAAGCCGGGGGCTGACCAAACGAGGCCCCCGGTCCCCCTTAACCTAAAGGAGAAAAGATGAACCCCTATCGGATCATCGACAGAGCAAGACCGAAGGTGCCAGCAACCAAGAAAATCACCGTGCTGGTTGGTGAGTGGGAAGTATCGCAGTTGGATGAGATTTCTTCGCACAATAGGATCCCGCTCGATGATTTGGTACGTCAAGTGATCGTCGCATTTTGTCAGGAGTACGTGTCCGAAGTGAAACCGAAGGCAGATCGTGGAGGAATCGAATCATGAAGATCGAAATCGAAGTCACGCCCGTAGTCGGCGGATTCAAGATCGTGATCGAGAATGTTCCTAATGGTGTCGCCTACACACCACACAACGAGCACGTCCCGCAACGGATTAAGGATTTACTCGTGCCGCACTTTCAGAAAGCGACAGTGAAGGGCAAATGACCACTCTCAGCCCCCGCGATAGGCACGTGCTCGGCTGCGTACCGTCAGGGGCGGTGCCGATGTACTCGATTCAGGACGAGGCAGAGAAGGGCGGGACCGAGCGATCCGCTACGAA